TATCACATATATTCAAGCCGGAGAGGTGAAAGCACTTAAAGGAAAGCTCACAAAGATTATAGAAAGAATTTTCAAAAAAGATAACAACATCAAAGACAACGACCGTATTACAGCTTTAAATGAAATGATGCGTGAACAAAACAAGGCTTCAAAAGACGTTTTGCTTGCAGACAGCTTTAAGTCTTGCGGATTGGGATATAGACTTATTCTCCCGAATGATAACGAGAATGAACTTTCCATTTTTAAAATGACGATTCTTAATCCTACAATGGCGTTTGTTGTTTATAAGAATGACGCATTTAGGGAGCCTATGTTGGGAGTTTCTTATAGCATTATGAGAAACGGAACAATCAAAATCGGCGCGTGGAGCAAGAAGAATTATTTTGAAATTATCCGTGGTGTAGGATTAACGGCGCATAGCGAACCGAATTTCAAAATGACACCTTGGGTATACGGTGAAATCCCGGTCATTGAATATGCGAACGAGAGAAATATCCAAGGAAGAAGTTTTGCGTGCTTTGAGAATGTTATCCCGATTTTTGATGAACTGAATGTGGTAAATTCCGACCGGGCGAATGATATATCACAGTTTGTCCAGTCGTTACTATGGTTTCATAACTGCGATATTGATGAAGATGGTAAACAGAAACTTGTTGACGGTAATGGGCTGATTGTTACGAGGTCAACCGGGGACGGCAGAGACGCTAAGATTACATATCTAACGCAGACATTGAATCAGTCAGAGATTCAATCTTATGTGGATTATCTGAAAGAGGAAAGCCAAGAAATCAGCGGCGTTCCGATGTTTGGTATTTCTACTGGCGGTTCTACTGGAAGTGCTACAAGTATGAGCAACGGCTATTCTGAAGCTGATACAAGAGCGCAGACAAGCGAACAGGAATTTGACCAAGCGGAAATGCGTTCCATAAAGGTTATATTGGCTATTGCGCGGCATGACAAAAACAAGGACGATGCGGACATCGGAAGTTTAAGAGCGTCAGATGTTGGCATTAAACATTCAAGAAACAAGACGTATGACCTTGCAACGAAAGTAAATGCGTGGGCTACAATGATTGACCGTGGTGCGGATTTACTTCATGCTACAACAATAGCTGGATTTGCAACTGATCCGCAACAATTCTCTGCCGACAGCAAGGAAATGGTTGAAAAAATACGCGGAGACAAGGTAAAGACCTCAACTAATGGTGAGCAAGAGACGCGCCCCGATGCGTCTAAAACAATGCAGGACGCAAGCGACCAGCCGCAACGTAGCCCATTTGGGGAGATAAATTGATATGGCAGAATTTGACCATTTAAACACCATATACAAACAACGCTCTATCCCATACGAACAGTATTTCTCGGTAATGGATTTAACGAAAGAACAGAAAGAGGAAAGAGTTGACCTTGCTAAGAGATTAGAACAGGCGTTACTCTTTCTTTTTTCGTTAATCTTAATGATGAATGAAAGCAACATGGCTGATATTGAGATTATTGTTTTGAATTTCAAATATCGGTACAGAATGGAACTTGCGCAGTTTGATGGTATGAAAGAATGGATAGACGAATATACCACGTTGTTTGCGTCAGAAATCGTCGCAACGACGATAAGAAACAAGGACGATGAATATTATTTGTCTAATGATAGAGCGGTATTTATTGCAGAGAATGAAGCGAACAGCGTTTTAAACAATGCGGATTATGAAAGAGCATTGAAACAAGGCAAGACAAAAAAGAAGTGGATAGATATTAGAGACAGAAAAGAACGCAAGACGCATTTAGCGGTCGGCGGTACAGTTATTCCAATCAGACAATATTTTAAGGTTGGGAATTGTGAGATGTTATATCCACACGATTATGTAAATGGCACGGCAGAGGAACTTTGTAATTGCCGTTGCTCAATTCGGTATTTTTGATATTAGGCACTCATGGAAACATGGGTGCTTTTTATATGCGCTAGAGAAAGCGCAATACAAATTTCGCAAACGTCAGAGAAAGACGTAAACGAGCAAATTTCAAGAAAAGAAAGAAAAACAGAAAGCAGAGGTAAGAAAACATGGAATGGAAAACTTTATTAGGCTCGGCGTACACAGAGGAAATGACCGAGGAAGAGGCGCTTGCAAAGTTCAATGAACTTTACATGACAAAAGAGGCTCACAAGAAAGAGAGCGACATTTTGCAGAACAAGGTTGATACGTTATCATCGCAGGTCGCTGACAACAAGCGTAAAGAGCGCGAGAGGATGTCAGAGGAAGAACGCGCAAAGGCTGACAATCAATCTCTTGTTGATTCATTAAACACGCAAGTTGCTGAACTGACAAAGCAAGCACAGATTAGGGACATTGCAGACCAGTACAAAGAAAGAGGGTTTGACAAGGATTTTGCTTTTGAAACGGCAACGGCACTTCTTAACGGAGACAGCGCGACCGTGTTATCAAATGAAAAAATCTTCTCTGATAAGCAAGCAGCGGCGTTGCGTTCGTCGTGGGAAAAAGAATACAACCTTAATCCTCCTGCTGGGAACGGAACTGGAAAAGTTGACTATTCCGCACAGATAGCACAGGCACAAGCTAACGGAGATATGGTCGGTATGGCAAGCCTTATCCGTCAGCAAAATGAAGCAAACCAATAAAATATATCAGAAAGAAAGAGGTAAAGAAATATGGCAGAACAATTTGCAACAAGCGGTTCAGTATTGAACTACAGCGGAATGCTCTTTAACAAGGGCAATGTAAAAACTCCGTTTTCTACTCTTATCGGTGGACGGAGAAAGTACACAAGTAGCACAGAGTTTGTAACCGGGCAGGAATACGAAACGGCAACAGGAACACAGCCGGAGATTTCCGAGAGTCAGTCTCTTACCGCGCCGGACGCAAGTGTTGTGACAAGAGAGCAGAAAACCAACGTGACGCAGATTTACATGGAATCGGTTGGTATTTCCTACGGCAAGATGTCAAACATGGGTTCTTTGAGTGGCATTAACATTGCCGGGCAGACCGCTAATCCTATCAATGAAGAAGATTTCCAAGTTGCCGCAAAGATGGCGAAGATTGCGCAGGACATTGAGTACACATTCATCAACGGCGTATTCCAAAAGTCAACCGGCGACGCGGTAGCAAACAAGTCAAGAGGACTTCTGAATGCGATCACTTCAAACATCGTAGACGCAAACAGCAAGTCGCTTACATTTCTTCTTGTTTGCGAACTTATGAAGAGCATTGATGAATCCAACGGTGCAATCGACAGCCTTGTACTCGGTGTTGATAATACAAGCAGATTACAGTTGAATGCTGACGCTGCGGTGAACGGTCTTACAATCGTTGAGAGTGGAAGAACAATCAATGGAATTAACATTGATACTGTGCTTACTCCGCTTGGCGTTATCGGAATCAGAACATTAAAGTATCTCCCGGCAGGAACCGTTGTGGCATTCGACCCGACTGTTATGGCACCTGTTGAGCAGATGGTTCCGGGCAAGGGCAACTTCTTCATTGAGGAACTTGCAAAGACTGGCGCAGGAACGAAGAAGCAGATTTTCGGTCAGATGGGACTTGACCACGGTCCGGAATGGTACGCAGGAAAGATTACTGGTCTTTCTACTGAAATCCCGACCGAGATTGTCCGCAAGGTGCAGATGGTAGGAACTGGCGCATAAGATAAGGGGGATTAAATGAGTTACAAAGTAATTTCATTTTTTACCGACTTGCAGGATTTAAGTTATCCGTATAATCCGGGGGATAAATTCCCCCGGGACGGAATGACAGTCAGCAAGGAGCGTATTGCCGAACTTCTTGGGAAAAACAACAAACAAGGGAAGCCACTGATTGTATCTGACAGCGCAAACGATGATTTTTTACAACACATGAATCCTCCGGCTGAATCAGAGAAAACCGAAGAAACAGACTATACAAAGTCAGCAATCCAACATCTTACCACGGCAGAACTTAAAGACCTTGCCGCGAAAGAGGGATTAGCAGACGCGGAAAACAAAACGGGCGGCGAACTGAAAAAGGAACTGATTGAGCATTTCAATCTGTAAGACAAGGGCGGTGAGAGTATGGACGAAACAACAGAAATCATCGACGAGGGTATGACATTAACACTTGAACAAGAACTGATCGCGGATTTGACGGATAAGTTGGAGAATGAAGAATTGTTTAGCCAAAAACTTTTGATTTCAGAAATCCGTGGCGCGATTAGGGCTATGAAATCGGCAAGGATGTATCAAAACAACCCGCAGCGATACACGGATGAAGTAATTGAAAAAGACCTATACAACTACTACGACAATATCAGAGGATTAGCTTTAGATAGGTATAGCAAAATAGGTACAGAGGGTGAAAGTTCACATTCAGAAAACGGAGTATCGCGAGTTTATGAAAGCGAAAAAAGATGGTTCGCAGGAGTTCTTCCGATTGCAAAGATAGTATGACATATCCGGGATTAGCGAAAGAGAGGTGAGTTAATGCAAGTAGAAGTTGCATTGCTGATATCTATTGTCTCTGTCGCTTTTTCAATTTTCTTCGGTCTTAAGAACAACAAGAGGTCGGACACAAAAGAAATCGAGGAAAGAGTTAAGACAGATACGATTATAAACACAAAGTTAGATAATATCGGTTCCACCATGCAGGACGTAAAGGTTGAGATTGCGTCCATGCGGAATGATATTCAGTCGCACAACGATAGACTTATTAAAGTCGAGGAAAGTTGCAAACAAGCCCATAAACGGCTCGATGAAATAACACTAAGAATTGACGGAAAGGATGATTGAGATGGATATTTCAACTATTGGTACTGTTTTAGCGATTGTCGTTATCACATACCTTATCGGAATCGGAGTTAAGTTAATTCCAAATATAAAGAATGAAGCAATCCCGGTCATTGTTGGTCTTTCCGGCGGCATTCTCGGTGTTATCGGTATGTATGTTATGCCGGGATTTCCGGCTGACAACATCCTTGACGCGATTGCCGTAGGGATTGTGAGTGGTCTTGCTAGTACTGGCGTGAATCAGATTTATAAGCAGGCTACATCAAAGTAGGTGATTGTGTGAGGACGGCAAGGCGAAACAAACAGAAGATGTACTATTCACTATCGGATAGCACAATCGTGAAATATGAAACCGATGATGATGGGAATATCAGATATGTCAACGTCGATGGTGTAAAAGTACCAATCAAGGAAACTGTGATTGATTATTCCAAGCCGACAGAATGCTATATGTCGCTATCTATGTCGGGTAGTGAATCAGAAGATAAGGCATTCGGTATTTCTATTAGTGACTACGACGCAACGTGTATTTGCCCTTTAAACGCCTATCCGATTGCAGAGGGTACACTTATTTGGACTAAGTCAGAAATCGTCTATAGAGACGAAATTAACGGCATTCCCGATAAGACAAGCGCGGACTATGTTGTGAAGAAATGTAGCGAGAGTTTGAACCTCTCAAAGTACATTCTTAAAGCGTTGAATAAGTAGGTGCGATATGGCAAAGCGAAAATTCAAGTGCGACATCTTATCCGTAT